CTAATGTTAGTACAATTATTAAAATGAAATCAATTGCAAATTAAATCTTTTTAGTTTAGAATACTGTTTATGAACATCTACGAACAAAAAATAATAACTGGTCAAGTATCTTGGACCATCAATCCATTGTCAGTTAAAGACAATTTAGAATTTGATGGTCTTTGTGACAACCCAATGGAAGCTGAAATAAACATCAGTACAGAGATTAGTGGTGAACGTGCTATTGATGTATTATTACATGAAAGTATTCATGCAATGGAACATATGTATGGTTATGAAATACCAGAAGAAACAGTTGGCAAATTAGGAAATATGTTAGGAAGATTATTCATTGAGAATGAATGGCTGACTACATACATTAATGAGCAAATACAAATACATAAAATCAGAACAACAAATGAGGGAACAACTGTTCAACCTTTGGCATAACTATGAAATACTTAAATTCTTAAAAGGTATTGATTGGATCAATAAAAAAGAACACGAAATATGTGAATGCTTGACCGAAAGACAACGTAATATTTTCATAGAACTACAGCGTTTCGATTGGATATTAGATTATTATGTTACATAAAAAAGCCCCAGGGAGAATGACTAAAAACTCCTGGGGCATTACTTTGAGAGAAATGAACTATTATTATTATTGAAATACAAATGTAAGCAGTTACTCAAAGGACTTTATCAAGGCACTGATAAATGTGTGGGATAACTTGGTTATGCAATCAAGTTGTAACTGCTTACAATCTATATTTATCAGTTTTACAAACAAATAAATTATTCTGTAGTGCTACGTAACTTCCACATAATTTTACCGAGCATGTCCATCTGACCTTCAATGAAGTTAATTAGTCCATAACATTTTTCTTCAACTGCCATATCGTGACATTCTTCATAATGATCCATAACAATTTGACTGTCAGTAAGTAAATCTTTTACCATTACTAATGCTTCTGGACTACCATCACTATCTTCAATAGATCCAAGTTCCATGATACGCTTTAAGCTGAATGGTGCGATTGCTTCTAACACACGAATCTGCTCACCAATCGTATCAGTAGCATCGTCTGCTAATTCATAGACTTCACTGAATAGTTGATGATACTGAACAAAATCAGCTCCTACTACGTTTACGTGAAAGCCATGTGCTTTGACATAGTATTGATAGTTCGTTGCGAACAATCGTTTCATTGCTTCTATTAGTGTTTCCATTTACTTACCTTGTATTGTATTTAGTTTTTCTTCAATACGGTCTAACATCTTATTTTGATGTTCCATATGTGACTGCATCACTGCTGTGCGTTTGTCTAGTTCATCAATTTTGCTGTTTATTGACAAGTAACCGGTACCACCTATTCCAATAGATCCGATTACTATCCAACTTATTTGTTTTAATGAAAATTCCATTATCATACTGCACTGTTATCGTGGATATAACTCCAACGACTATTTGTTGTATCCCAGAATGCAATCATACCATTTGGATGGCTACCACCAGCACTATCACTAACTGCCGCTATCCAACCTATCTGTCCAGTGATTGCTGTTAATGCGGCTTCAGTATAACTTGCAAGTTTAGTAAAGCCATTCGCACTAATTTGTACGTTTGCCGCAGTAACAGTACCAATTGTAGTAACAGCACCATTAGCTGAATACATTGAAACGTTAGCTGGCTGACCCAATGCTCTAATTTCTAAGCTGTCATAACTTCGCACATATGTGCCAGTTAAATAACCACCATTACCATTTGCATTTTGAACTTGAATATTACCATCTAATACTTGAATGCCGTTGTTACCATAGTTCATAATCAAACTTGAACCATTTGCTACTCCACCACCAACAAAAACATTACCATTTAAATTAGTGTTACCATAAAGTTGATGAGTTGCCGCGGCAAGGTTAGAACTATCACCTAATAAAGTGTTAGCTAAACCACGAAATAATGCTGTTGCTCTTACGTTTGCACCTTGAATATTGGCCGTAGAAGTAATACTACTAGCAAAAGTAACGTTACCATTTGCATAGAAGTTATGTGTTTTTGATTGATTATTGATACCACCGTTTGTATCATTAACAATAACTTGCCAACCTAATGGTATGTTTGTACCATTAGCAACATAGCTACTATCAACGTTTGATCTAATTCTAGCTAAACTACTTGTTTGTAGTATTGAACCATTGTATCCTCCTGTAACAATATCAATTGTGCTATCATTAGGTTCAACACTTAAATTAGCACCAGAACTACCACGATATCTAAAACTACTAAGACGACTTGCATTTTGTCCATTTGCCGCCGTTCCATAATTAGTGCTAATAGATAGCCAATTATTATAGCCGCCAGCTAATGGAGTTGTAAACATACTTCCATTACCATCGATGCGAGCCACATTAGCGTTGCCTACAGGATTGAATTGAATACTACCATTTGCAGCCGTAAAACTAATATTGCTGTTGCCATTAATCAATGTGCCAGCAAAGTTTGCATAGTTTGCATTAGCTATGTTTGTAGATTCAGGTGCGAATACACCATTACCATAAAGTACATTGCTTGAACTACCAGTTAAATTGATGGTAGCAATATTGCCAATGCCAACAACATTAGCTACTGCTACACTATTAGCAACGTTAGCATATGGTACTTGACCAGTTACATTAGCACCAGTCAGTTGACTTAAACCACTACCATTACCATTTAATATGCCAGCAGTAGCAGTAATGTTACCAGTACTTACAGTAAGATCATTTGTAACAACTACACTGTTAGCAAAGTTTACGTTACCATTTGCATAGAAGTTGTGTGTTCTCTGTTGATTGGTTGTGCCACCAACAGTATCATTAACTTGAAAACTCCAACCTAATGGTATGTTTGCACCATTAGCAGTATAACTTGCATCAACTAAACCACGAATACTTGCTGTGCTATTTGTTTGTAATGCCGCACCATTGTGAGCGATTGTAATCAAACGCATAGTTGTATCACTTGGATTAACACTTAATGGTGTTGCTATGTTTCCACGATACTTAAAACTTGATATGCGTTTTGAATCAGCACCAGTATCATAACTATTAATAATATAACTACTTGTTGTTCCTGAAGTTGGGATAGAATTAATAGCACCAGTAGTTGTAATTTTTACTACATCACTATTACCACCAGCAGTAAAAACAATGTTACCATTTGCAGACGGAATAGTAACATTGCTGTTACCATTAATCAATGTACCAGCAAAGTTAGCATAATTTGCATTAGCAATACTGGTAGATTCCGGAGCAAATATGCCATTACCAAACAATACGTTTGAACTAGAACCATCTAAATTAATATTAGCAATGTTACCAATACCACTTACATTAGCTAATGCTACACTATTTGCACTTGACGCTACGTTTGCAAAACTTGCGTAATTTGCGTTTGCAACTTCACCTGATACGTTAGCACCTGCCACACTATTGGCTGTTGTTGCATATGTAGCAAGATTGGCCGTTGACGCAAGATTAGCATAACTTGCAAAGTTTGCATTAGCTACTTCACCACTTACATTAGCACCTGCTACTGCATTTGCAGTCGTTGCGAATGTTGCAAGATTAGCTATGTTACTGTTACCAGCATTGTCAGCGTATGCGGCATTAGCTACTGTACCACTTACATTGGCGCCTGCTACACTATTTGCTGTAGTAGCAAATGTTGCAAGATTAGCTGTATTTGCGGCATTTGCATATGCGGCATTAGCTACTTCACCTGATACATTACTACCACTGACACTAAACGCAGTACCCGCAAAGTTTGCATAGTTTGCATTTGCTACATTTGAAATAATAGGAGTTGTAGCAAATACACCGTTGCCATAAAGGATGTTACTTGCATTACCATCTAAGTTAACTGTTGCAATATTACCAATGCCACTAACGTTAGCTACTGCTACACTGTTTGCTGTATTGGCTAGATTACTATTGCCTGCATCTAATGCAAATGTTGCATTAGCTACAGTGCCAGAAACGTTTGCACCCGCTACACTATTTGCGGTAGTAGCATATGTTGCAAGATTGGCTGTATTAGCGGCATTTGCATATGCGGCGTTGGCTACTTCACCTGATACATTACTACCACTTACGCTAAACGCAGTACCAGCAAAGTTTGCGTAGTTTGCATTGGCTACATTAGATACGACAGGAATAGCACTGAATATGCCATTACCAAATAAAATATTACTGGCATTACCATCTAAATTGATGCTAGCAATATTACCCGCACCACTTACGTTTGCAAGTGCTACACTGTTAGCACTGTTTGCAATTGTTGCATTACCTGCGTTTGCCGCATAAGTTGCATTAGCTACTGTGCCAGTTACATTAGCACCAGCTACAGTATTTGCAGTGTTTGCGATGCCAGCAAAGTTTGCATAGTTTGCGTTGTTAGCAACTAAATTACCAACACTAAGATTACCAGTAACAATTAAGTTACCAATCGTAGCAGTATTAGTTACACTTAGATTTGCTAATGTACCAATGTTTGTAATGTTAGGTTGATTCGCACCAATTACGTTTGTTGCATAGTTTGCAAAATTAGCACTAGCTACATTTGCAACAGTACCAATTACGGCACGACTAACTTGCACCTGCACATTTGCTGGTGGTTCAATTGTTACACTGATTGAATGGTCATTTGATACTGTTACTTGATTAGCCATTATTGATTACTCCATCACTGTTTATTAAGAATAACAAAAAGATGTATTCATCATATGCAGGCTGTGTACCAGACGCAGGGAAACTTATTTTTATTCGTCCTGTGAAACATGCTGGTTCAGTTGCATTAATATCTAAATCTGGATCACCAATAATGACACCCCAAGTATCATCGTCAATAGTCATTGTGAATGTGCCTGCGGCATCTACACGATTTGTAATTGGTAATGATACTGCTGTTGGACTAATTGTATTTGCAACCATTGTGCCAGTTGCTGTACTTAACGCAAATGTACCACCACCACTAGTTGCGCTAATAGTAAATGTAGTTGCTGTAACTATTGTTTTTACATAATATGTAGTATTGATTGCTACGCCACCAAACACTGCACCTGTAAAACGAATGGGTTTATCAACAAATAACAATCCTGTATCAGTGCAAGTTAATGTATCGTCAGTAGCTTCTGTTGCTGTAATAGCTGCCACTGCAGGAACTAATGGATAATCACTAATTTGAAAATCTAATCCTGTACGACTATCGTGGTAGTTTGTAATTGCTCTACGAATGATTTGAGCACTGATTGTTGCACCAGTTAAATCTGTTGGAGTTGTGCCTGATTGCCAGCCACTAACATAACTTGTTACTGTAGACCAGCTTAAGTTCCAAAAATCTTTTTGATCGTAAACGAGATTTTGTGCTAAGATTTGTGCGTCGAATCCGGCGACTTGGTTGAGTGTATTTTGGCTAAATTTTGCCATGATGTTTCCTTTGCTTTACTCGCATGATGACCTAACACTACTATCTCGCAATGTTAGGTGTATGTGATAATGTATTTATGCAGTTCTAATCCACATAGATCCAACATTTCCAATCGCTCCACCTAAGTTGCGATAAGTGCCAGCTGGCGCTGATTGAATATTTGATAAATTGCCATCGCTACTGGTAACTGTAATTTTTGGAGTAATCGTTGATGCTACTAAAACACCACCATCACCAGCAACTAACAACTGTTCAGTACTATTAAATTCTAGTTGGTCAACACTACCAATACCAGTATTACCGCCATTAGACCAGGTAATACCATCAGTAGAAATAATCACATTGCCACTACCTCCTGATCCTGCTCCAGCAATAAAAGTCCCATTAGCATACACTATGTCTGACCATGCTAAATTTGCCAATGCAGTTGTAGTCCATGTATTACCATCATCAGTTGAAACTACTGCTACGCCCAATGTTGATGGACCTGTGTATTCGCTTACACCAACCCATTTGCCATTACCATATGCAAATTGTCTCCAAAGATATGTATTACCTAAACTAATATTAGACCAAGTATTACCATTATCAGTAGTTCTAATAGCGGTTGCAGAAGCAGTCCTAGTAGCAATAAATTTATTATTGCCATAAGTAACATCAGTGTACACATATGTATTGCCACCAGTATTACTATTTGACCATGTTAGTCCATCATCATGTGATTTAATAAAATTATTACTTGTAAGTTCTGCACGAATAATAATAATTGTACCATTACCATATGCAGAATTTCTTAAGTTAAAAGTTGTATTATTGTTATTAGCATATGTCCATGCATTTCCGTTGTTGGTAGAATATGCAGAATTATTTGAACCACTACGATAGATGACAAGATTATTATTTGCTTGAATTATTCCAGTAGCAATAAAAGGCGTAGCTACATCTGTCCATTGAATACCAGTTTGTGTACGTGCAATATTTGAAGTTGCAGTAGTAGCGTACATGTAATTGCCACCGGCTGCAAAATTACTAATTGCTCCAACCGTGTTAGTTGTATTGCCTGTAGACCAACTGTTTACATCAATTGAACTTGCGACAGTTACAGTATTGCCTGGCATTATGCCTGTATTAGCGCCATAGTACAATCCAAAAAGCAAATCATTCACTGCAATATTTGATGGGCCAGTCCAGCCGCCACCACCACCGCCAGTTATGAAAGTTAAGTTACCTGCGCCATCAGTTGATAATACTTGACCACTATTACCACCTGTAATAGTAACATTACCAACTGCACCTAAATTTGCACTTGATGTGGCTACAATATTATTTGCTACAAAAATTGTAGTGTCTTTATCGAACGTAAAACCAGCACTACCGCCAAAATTGCCACTATTATTGTACTGAATTTGTGTGTTTGCACCACCGGGCGTACCATTACCGCCGCCATTACCTGTTTGAGCAGTCCAGGTTAGATTACCTGTTCCATCAGTTTGTAATACATAACCATTTGTGCCGCCAGTAATTATTACATTGCCGACTGGACCCAAATTGCTTTCGCCAATTACAGTTAATGCAGTTAAATTTCCTACGCTAGTAATATTTGGTTGATTTGATCCAACAACATTACCTGCGTAGGAAGCATAATTTGAGTTAGCTGCCGCAACCCAACTTAAATTGCCAGCCCCGTCAGTTTGTAAAACATAATTTATTGTACCGCCATCAATTTTAATATTAGCTACATCACCTAATGACAAGTTACCGCTAGCATAAGATGTGTTAGCTACTCCACCAAGTACTCCACCATTATTGTATTGTAGTTGACCGCTTGTGCCACCAGCCATACCAAGACCGGCGGCATATATTGACATGCTTATTGGTTCTGGTGCAAAATTAATATTGTTGTTGTCAACAGTAATATTAATATTATTTGGCTCGACAACAAATCCTAAGTTAATTTCTGACATTATTGATACCTTACAATCATACCGATCGGTTCTTTGTTTACATCTACTAAACCACTTAATGCATCAGTTCTTGTTACACTCATAGTAACAATTACTAGTGTGGAATTTGCACCGCTATTAGCTAATGCTATTATTGGGGTTGCATTAGGAGTACCAGTACCACCTGTCAAATTGCTTGGAATGTAAAGATAACCAATACCACTTGCCGCAGTAGTAAATGTTGCTGTTAAGTTAGCACTGTATGTACCACCACCAGTACTTGGTTGTGGACTATTTAATGTAAGATTACCTACAACAATTTCATCTGGTATATTAGCATCATATGTAATATCTGTTGTGTAAAATTTTGCACTAGTAGCTAACGTCCAGCCAGTGCAATCAATTGCATTGCCACCACTATTAGTAAATGTAAATGGCAATGTGTAACTCTCACCAGTGTAAATCTCTATGCATGACATTTCTGTGCCAGCGATTGTTATTGTCTTTGCCCCGTTTAAAAGTAAGCTCATAAATTTATTTCCTTATTTGTATTTATTGTTTTTTACAAAGGGAAGACGCCCTTTAATAATTCGTTTTCACAATAGACGTTTGTAATGCGTGTTCCGCCTACAATGTTTCTAATTAATACTCCGCCTCCATCAATCGTTGCATCAGCAGAGTATCTATTGTACGCAGTAACATATGTTGGTGTATTAGCAATCATTTCAACAGTTTGTAATAAGTTAGTATCTGCTGAAAAATAACCAGGAAATGTGTTTTGTGTGTAAAATGGAATTATTTGCAGTCTTGTATTTGCATTAGCAACAAAAGTACCATCAAATTGCACGTGCAAATAGTTATCAGTTGTAAAAGTAGTAATACCTGTTGTTGTTTCGTATGATAATGGCTGCCAACCATCTTGCCCACCGGTAACTTTAAGTATAGAAGCATATGCTGGAGTAAATGATCCGGTACTATTTGCAAGATATCCATTAACTGTAGATGATGTACCTTGATAGTATGGATAGATTTGACTGGCTGGAACAGTAGTACCATCTTGGTATACTGGCACATTAACTGGAGCAATATCAATATCAATGGGCAATGTTACAGTATTTGCACCAACGTTTGGAATAGAAATTGTCCATAATACAATTGATTGTTCAACTGTCAACGTACTATTAAAATTATTTAGATTAAGTCCACCAAGATTTGCATTGGCGTCAAAAGTTGTAACATTTGGCCCTCCCCAAATATATATTGCACTAGGTGGACCTAATCTTCCTGCTTGATTATTCCTTGCGGTAACGCTGGTATAGTAACTCGCAGGTGGTAAATCATTAATATCAATAGATACTGAACTACTTGCGTTATATGGCAATCCATTGCCTTGACTTACAGTTTTATATAACTTATGTGTTGTAGGATCTGAACTTGTACCATAATTAAAGTCCATATATAAAACTGTACCGGTTGCTGGAACAGTACTTGTAATCTTAAAGGATCTGACCGTGCCGTCAGTTAATGGATTAGTTGTAATTACCGGTGTTCCTGGCGCATCAATTATATTAGGATCAGTCAATCCTGTATTTGCTTCTGGTACAAAATCATCCAATGCGTTGTCAGCATAGATCGACCCATTGTATTCAAACGCTGTAATTCTTGCTCCTAAGAAACCATCACTTGTTTTAGTTTCTTGTACTTGACTAACACGGAATAGTTTATCTGCCCAACCATACTCAGCTAATGTAACACGAACTACATCACCGGCAACAACTTGAATACCACTGTAATCTAAATTACAAACAATTGTTAAATCTTCTCTACTTTGTAGTAATCTACGAACACCCAAATACACTGCACGAATGTAGTTATTGATTTGTGGGTATTGAATAGTTAATCTGTTATCAGGTTCATTTGGCGATAACAAACTTGGATCATACCATGCAGTGCCAACAGTAGTTAAGTCAACTACTTTGTAATCTGTTTGGTCATTGATGTTTGCGTTTGGATATTGAACTTCTAAACTATTGTATGTTTGATTTAAGTCAATAGGATTAATATCAATGCCACCAATCAACACTGAACTATCAACACTGTACAAATCACCTATTACGCCACTGTATGGTTTGTTCATCACAATAGTCCATTGACCAGTTAATTCGCTGTATTGTAACCAACTATCGCAAGCATCAACTAATTGCTGTAGATTACTCAAACAATTATCACCTGTATTGACTGGACCATCAATACGATATCTTGCTTGTGTAGCACTTCCGCCACCTACAGGAACGTATGTAATTGTTTCATCGCTGTATGCGTCTAATGCAGTTAAACTTGCAGTATCAATGTTTGCTACATCAATAGCACAACCATACACTGTATCAGTCATGTAATCAAGCAATACTTCGCCCGGCTTTGTTAGTGTGTTAATAACTTCTACGCTTAGTCGGGGCATTTGTTGAGCATCTTGTACATCTTTGTTATAGATAACTTTTACAATAACAAAACAGGTATCAGTCATTGTATCGTTGCTTGTCCAACGATCTGCTACAGGAATGCCTGCGTCTTGCAATATTGTAATAGCACTTGTGCCACCTGTATTAACTCCGCTACTACTACCATTAATAAATCCATAGATATATGCTTGACCATTAATTGTTGTATCAACTTGGGGAGGTGTTGCGTTGTTAGTTAAACTTACAACTTTATTATTTGCACTATATTCACCGACGCCCAGTGTAACTTCTTTACCATTCCAAAAGATTTTGCCAAAACTCATTGTGCCACTACTAGCTTCACATAGTGTAAAGACATAATACATTGTCTTTTGGTCAGTTGTAATCTTAGCATCTGTTACTGTAGGTGCTAAAAATGCACTACCATAACTAACTGCTAATTTGTTATTTGTTGCTGGACCTAATTGTACACGTGCTCCAACGTCACTTGCACCTGAACTAGTTTTATTTGCTCTGTTAGCAACTAATTTACTAATGCCAATTGTAACTATTGTGCGTACTGCAAATGCGGCTACGCTACTTAAGGTAATACCTGCAAAGAAACTTCCAACTGCTGCCGCGGCTGCTGTAAAAATAGGCATCTCAAATACTCCAAGTTGTTTCTATAGGTTTCAAACCAAATCTACTGTAATCTAGTTCTTGACCTTCCATTTGGCTCATTGTGTAATTCACAATAACACCATTATCTTTTAATTCATCACAATGTTCAACATACTTAGCAAGCAATCTATAACCTGCGGTTGATCCACGATATTCTGGTTCTACCCAATAAGCAATCTCACTCATAATAAGTTTGTTTGCATCCCACATAAATGGGCTTTTAATTGCTAACAACATACCAGTTAATTTCTTATCTTTTTCACTGACAAATGCAACACCTAAACCAACAATGATTGCTGTAAGTATTTTCATTCCAGTTTCTTCATTCTCAACAGTTAGTCCTTTAATTGTGCCACTATCTCTGTAGTGACGCAACATCTCAGCTAATTGAGGAATGTCAAATTTATTTGCTAATCTTATTTTCATTTGTTAATATCTATCTACGAATGCTGTACTTGTATCTTGTGCAATTTGATTTGAATCAGTTGATGCCTGACTTTGTGTGGTGGCACCCTGTTGTGGTGCTTTACCAAAGTCAAACGCTCTATCACTTAAGCTTGGCACACGATCCATACTTGTATCAGTTGGGTTAATTTCTTTCCAACTTTCACTATTTGTTTTTCTACCCGCAATACGATTTTCTAGTACATTCTTAAAACTACTTGCATTAAGTGTAATTGTAAAGTTATCATCTTGGTCTTGTCGTTCTTCGCTAATATTGTAGTTTGTTACAATGCCGGTAAATCGTTTAGCATCACTTGTTAGTGTGTAGGTATTATCATAAAACCCACGTGTAATTTCTAACTTACTACCTCGTATTAGTGATCCTAATACGACATACATATTGTTACCGTCGATGCCGCTTAAGCTTATGCTTGTGTCTGCACTTGTTACACGAATATCACGTTGCTGTATTCCAACAGCTAACAAACCACCTAGTGGTGTGTACACTTGTCCATCAATAGTTTCAGATTGATAGCTACTACTAAATGTGTAAACATTGTTATTAGCTGTGTTGCCATACTCATTGTAAATTGTTAATTTTACAAACTCTGCGTTGTTTACTAATGGTTTATTATTAGCAACTGCTGGGATATTTTCCATTATGCTGTCCCCACAAATTCATACAATTCAAATGCATCACTAAACTCAATCAATGCATTACCAACTAATACTCCATTGGTCTTTTGATATCCACCAGGAATTAATTTGTATGTTGGCATATTTGGACAAAACATTGTAAAGCTACAACTATTACCAACTGTTATGCCATTACCAACTACGCTTGCAGTAATGATGTTTGGTCTGTTAGTTGTGACTGTAACTGTACCACTAGTTCCACGCAATATTTGTGTTGTGCTAGTGAATGGGTAATAATTATTACCAATCTGTATCAAATCATTAGGTTCAAACAATACACGTGTATTTGGAACTACTGGTAAGTTACCTAATACTAATTGATTGCCGACAAAACTAGTAACAGTAATAGCATTACGTTGTGTTACAGTCATTGCACCTTGATATCTAAATATCCAACTAAGTTGAGGAAGATTGCTAAATGTAATTACTTGTGGTGTAATTCTATCTAAATTATCAAGCTGTTCCATTAAACTACGTGCTTCATTGTAGCGATAGCGATTTGGCATATCTAATGTAAACTTCCATGGATTTCTTGTTGGTGTTTGACTTACACGGGGTATTTCATTTCGTGTGTACTGTATGCCAACTACTTTGCGTCTATCTATTTGTAGACCATTACAGTAATTTAATATTGATTGTAAACCTGACATGTTTTATTCCTTATCTACCATAACTCAATTCTTTTTGTGCCATTTGTACTGACCCAAATAATGTTTTGCGATTTTCAGCAAACAATTGTGCGACTGATTTTGCATCAATAGCACTAATGTTATTTGTAATGTATGTATTGCCTTGTGCGGCATTAGCAACACTACCACCATTAGGTACTATTGTGCCTGCTGTTTTAGGTACAAACAATTCAGGACCATTCTCACCAACGATACTTGGCTTATTTACTGGAGGATTACCACCCTCTGCAAAGAAACCACCAAACAATGATCCTAAGAATGAGCTTGCCCCACTCATGGCAAGTGCCGCTTGTTTCTTTAATTCAATTTTAGCCAAATCTTGAATAACACTTCTTGCAAAATCTTTAAAGCTAAACTTACCTGTCTCTACAAAGTTATCAATAGCACTATTCATATTACTTGTAATGCTATTGAACGCATTACTTGCCATAGTAGCGGCATTAGTTGCACTATCAATGTATTTGTTGAAAGCATCTGTCCAACCAGTAGCAAATTGATTACTAATATTTAACTCACTTAACTGCGCCTGTTCTAACTGTTTAGTTAAATCATAAACTTTCTTTAATTCAATGCCATATTGCTCAACGTTGCCAATTCCATCTTCTGTAGTAAACGCTTCTGTAACGGCGTTTGCCATATCATTTTCTAATAGGGTAATGTTGCGTTTTATTTGTTCTTGTTGCTGTTCAAATACTGAGCGACCTTTTTGTTCTTTACCAAATTGAATCTCGCTTAATTGCTTTTGTAAATTACTAAACACACCGCTAGTAATGCCGGCAATTTCTTGCTGTTTTTGCATCTGCTGAGTTATATATTCAAGAGTGGTCGCTCTAGCTTGCTCTACTGCTTTTGCTGATTGCAGTGCTTCAATATTAGCAACTACTAGTCCCTGCTGTACTCCATACTCTTTGTTAACTGCTTCAATCTGTGCTGTAATTTCTTTAGCTAATCCTAGCTTCTTTTCATCAGGAGTTAAGTTTTTTAACTTATCTTCTAATTGAGTTATTGCGCCAACTCGCTTTTCTTCTAATTCGTATATACCTTGAATTATTTCACGTTGGTCTTCTGTTAACGATACTAAACTTGCTTCAAGTGCTAATTTAATATTAGTCTGCTTATTTTGTTCTTTGAAGCTTTCAGTAATCTTTTGAGCTTCTGCTATTTGTTTTGCTATACCGCTAGGAATATCTTTGGTATCACCTGGCACAGGATATCGTTTTTTAAGCCTATCAGTTTCATCATACGATGCTTGCGCCGGAGCGCCAGCTGGCTTCATTCCAAAGAATTCTTTAACTTTGTTGTATGCTGAACTTACAGCACCTATAAATTCATCAACTATGTCAACGTTGAAAGCTGATTGTATTATTAGTCTAACTGCTTCAAATGCACCATATATAATACCAATTGGTCCTAGTAATCTAGGCAAGAATTTAGTAGCGAACAACGTTAGAAAAATACCAATTTGTTTAAGAATAAAAATAAATCCCTGAAACTTTGATGTTAATGCTATCCACGTACCTATCTGTTTGCCTCCTGCAGTTCCTATTAATACTAGTGCTTTCCCAGCCGATGTAAACACCGGTAACGCTTGTTTTACAGTATAAAAGAACGCATCAAATCTAAATTTCTGCAATGCTGTAGCCGCAGCCAATGTAGCAAACGCACCTCCAACTGCTAAAGCTATGTTACCTAATATTTGTAGGCCTTTAGCCGCAACTGCAATACTACCCAACGCAACACTTATTTTTACAATAGAGTCTACAATTTTTTCTATTTGCACTGGATCTAACTTATTAACAAAGTTTGCCATTGGCTCAATAGCTTTTAATATGCTTCCTTGCAAGGTTTTGAAAGCAAGGTCTAGTTTGTTTTGTAAATCAGCGGCAGCTTTTATGCTACTAGCATATGCCTGACTTTCTTTAGTAGCTTGTGCAAGCTGTGAACTTACACCTGATATACTAGTAGTGCGTAAGCTTTTACCAAACAGTTCAGTTTTTAATCTTGCTTGCTCACTTAAATCAGTAACTTTACCAAGCCCATCAATTGTTCTTGTAAAGATATCTTCGGAACTTAACGTAGCTAAATCTTGTAAGCTAATACCTATTTTAGCAAACGCAGATTGAGAACTAATTGCACCTTCTCCTGCCTTACCTATAGTTTCATTGAATCTTAATAAAGCTGTATTGGCATCGTCTGTTGTGCCACCATTTAATGCTACTGCTCTACTGAAGCCAGTAATCTGAGCAACAGCAATTCCAGTAGCATCGCTAACATCTTGTATAGCGTCAGCAAATTGAATAGTATTGCTTATAAGATTAGTAAATGCAATACCTGCTAATGCTGTTTTTAATTTACCAAAACTATCATTAAGTGATTTAACATTCTTTTCAATTTTTGCAAGCGCAGGACTTATCTTATCATCAAACGTGCCTGTAACAACCATATCTGCCATTTTATTTTCCTCTGAATATATCTCTTACACGTTTTTGAATAAACGCTTCTGTTGGCTTAGTCATACCATCAGGACTTTGTTGACTATATCCATCATCTAATCGTTTAGCATATGGATATTGGGCTGTAATAGTTTTACCCTGTAATCTTGTTTTACGTCTAGCGTTACCACTACGAATAGGTGTTTCTTGTACAAATTCTTTATATGCTTCATTTGGAACTTGTGCAAGTTTATTCTGTATCTTTTGTAATTTACTTGTTAAAACTTTTACATTAAATGTTATAGACATTATTGATCCTTATTTTGATTGAACATTGCGAGCAACTCATCTGTTGAATAGTCCGGGGCAGGAGCAACACCATTGTTCATAGCTTTCTTATGATGATAATTCTCAAATGTTAATGATGCATCCATAATGTACAAATCAAACGTGTTGCTTCTTTCTAATACTTCGCTTGGTAGCATTCCATAACGCTTACCCAAACTATCAATCGTTAATATCAGTGCCATCTTCTCACTGTTAGGATCAATAGTGTCTTTTGTTACTTTCCCAGTAGTTCAGTGACCTTTGCAATTGCCTTCATCAATACGTGTGTTGGTAGCATAGCATCATCTTTAAGGATCTCTTTACCCTTATCATCTAAGATTAATGTACGAACAACACTAATGATACCACCAGTATCACTTCCGCTTGCGTTTGCTAGTTTCATAAACACATCCATAGGCTGACGATCCCATGTATAGAATTGTATTGGCTCACCAAATTCTTTAATGGTATCTTCGTCATCAATATGAACGTCTATTAGTTGGGGTTTTGCTGTAAGCTGAGATAATTTCATTTGTTATTCCTTTTAAATTATTGTAATGTATTTATTCGTTTTCGTTTAGGTCTTCTAATAGTTGATTTAGTAATGCTAATCTAAACGCTTGTTTTGCTTTTAATTGTTTGATTGTAGCTTGCATATTATCAAGCATAGGCATCATCTTTGCCTCGTCAGCGATTAAACTGCGTAGTTTTTCTTCGTTGGTTTTGTACCATACTTGTTCTTGTTGTGTCATTTGTTTCTTTCTAATAAAAAAGGGAACACTGTTACATGCTCCCTTGTATTTACTTAATCAATTGATTAAGGGTTTGTGGCTGCTACCATACTACCATTAACAGCTAGTGTCATTGGTGTCACCCAGACAGGTGCATCAGGACTTACTGTTGGTGCTAGTGAAGCAACATATCCTTGACCAGCGTAATAGTATGCGTTTGCTGTACTGTTACCACCGTTCAAAACTAATTTCCACTGTACTTGAACTTTGTTATTAGACAATCCTGCAACACCGTATTCAGTAGATGTAGCTGGAGATACTTGATCTGTACCAAAGTACACAGTACCATCAATAACCATGTTCACAGAGATTTCGTTATCTGCTGGCGTAGTTAGTTTGTTCATATCACCTGAACAGAAATCAATGTATGAATAGATTCCTGTACTATTTGTGATAGTAACATCTTGTAAGCATGTTACACTAAGTGTATTTGCTATGTTTCCCCAGTTAGCACTGTTGCTAATGAGATCGGTACTTACCAATAGTGTTGGTTGTGTACCTGTTG